CGGTGGCAGGGCTACACCGGCGTCCCCGTCATCAACACCGGGACGTGGTGGCAGTACGCCGGTCCCGAGGCCGAGTCGCTGTCCTACACCGCGCTCAAGCGCGACCAGATGGCGACGCTCCACGGGTCGACGCTCATCCCGTTCTCGATCTACTCCGACCGCCTGCGCGACGGCCGCGGATTCATCCCGCAGCTCATCGCGCACATGCAGGGCCGCACGAGGCTCGCAGGGGCGTCGCGGCAGTTGCGCGACTGGATACACGTCGCCGACGTCTGCGCCGCGTACAGGGCCGCTCTCGTGGCTCCTGCGGGCGTCTACGAGGTCGCCACCGGCCTCCAGTTCTCCCCGATGGAGCTCGTGGTCTCGCTGACCGGCGCGAAGGTCGACGAGTACGCCGAGACCCCGAACTGCGCCCCGCGCTACCGCCACGGCCACGTCCCCGGCTGGGCTCCGCGTGTGGACATCCTGCACCGCGTCCGGCAGCTCTCGAAGAGGGCCGCATGATCCCCGCGCTGATCGTGCCGGTCCTGACCCGCCCCGACCTGCTCCACCGCCTGCTTGCCTCCATCGACTACCCCGTGCGCGACCTCGTCATCATCGACAACGGGCGCTGCCTGCCGGTCGGCCAGCAGGTCGTGGAGAACGTGCAGCACACGACCGTCCTGTCGATGCCGACCAACCTCGGCGTCCCCGCGTCGTGGAACCTCGGCGTCAAGGCCACGCCCTTCGCGCCGTGGTGGCTCATCGTCAACTTCGATGTCGTCCTGCCGCCTGGTGCGCTCGAGCGGTTCGCGGCCATCGAGACCGGCGGCGTAGTCCTTTCGGGCGGCTCCCCGCCGTGGTGCTGCTGGGCTTGGCACGACGAGGCGGTCGCTCGCGTGGGGCTCATGGACGAGTCCTACCATCCCGCCTACTTCGAGGACCTGGACTACGCCCGCCGCTGCCACACGGCAGGCATCCCGGTCATCGAGTCGGGCATCGCCGTCCACCACGACAACTCCTCGACGCTGCGCAACGGCTACGAGGAGCACAACGGCCGCACCTTCGGCGCGAACCAGGGCTACTACCAGCGCAAGGTGGACACCGACGACCTCTCCGAGGGCCGCTGGTCGCTCGAGCGCCGGCGGGCGCTGTCGTGGGACTGACCCCGCAGCAGTTCCGCGGGCAGTGGGCAGGCCAGACGGTGTGGGTCCTCGGCTCCGGCGCGACGGTGAACTACCTCCCGCCGGGGTTCCTCGACGGCCGCAACGTCGTCGCGGTGAACTACTCGGGCCTCAAGGCAGGCGTGCGCCAGTTCGTCACGGTGAGCAACCACCACGACGACGCGCAGGCGGTCGCCGAGGCGAGGCCCAACCTCCTCGTCGTCACGACGGAGGTCGAGCAGGTCCCCGAGCAGGACCGCAGCGGAGTCCCCGCGACGGCCCCGAACATCCTGCGGGTGCCGAGCATCGAGCAGCCCTACGCGGGCTTCTCGACCGAGCACCACTGGCCGACCGACCCTGAGTTGTTCACGGTCGGCCCGACGAGCGCGCACCTCGCGCTGCGGTGGGCGTGGTACGTCGGCGCGGCGCACATCGTCCTCGTCGGCATCGACTGCGGCTACCTCGACGGCACCTCGCGGGTCGACGGCTACCCCGCCAACCCCGACGGGTCGCCAGGGGTGACGCTGCCGGGGCTGTGGGAGTCGACCCTGCGCGACATCGCCGGACGCCTGCGGGCCGACGGCGTGGGCGTCGTGTCGCTCAACCCGTTCGTCTCGCTCGCGCTGGAGGGCCATGTCTTCTCTGCGTGAGGCGCTCGACGTCGCCATCGACCGCATGACCCGCGAGCACGCCTCCGAGCAGGAGGTGCGAGCCGCCATCCGCCAGATCATCGCCGACCACGAGGAGCGACCGTGTCGATAACGCATGGATACGCCACGCTTGTCGACGTCAAGGCCGCGTCGGCATCGGTCGCCGCCCACGGCACCGCCAACGACTCCGTCCTCGAGCGGTGCATCGAGGCCGCCTCGCGCGGCGTCGACCAGTACACGCACCGCCGGTTCTACACCGACGGCACCGCCGAGGTCCGCGTCTACGCCGCGACCAACTGCGAGTGGGTCGACATCGACGACCTCGCCTCGGACACCTTCACCCTCAAGACCTCGACGACGCTCTTGCGCTCCTACGACGTGACGTGGTCGAGCGACGACTACCAGGCCGAGCCGCTCAACCGCAACGTCGGCGGGGCACCCGTGCCCATCACCCGCCTGCGCGCCATCGGTGCCTACTCCTTCACCCCGTCGCACATCTCGACGGTGCAGGTCACGGGCACCTTCGGCTACGCCACCGCCGTCCCGACGGAGGTCACCGAGGCCACGATCCTGCTCTCGCTGCGCCGCTTCGCCCGCCTCCAGTCCCCGACGGGCGTGCAGTCGGGCGAGTTCGGGCCGGTCTACATCTCGCGCCGCACCGACCCCGACGTCGCGGCGACCCTCGACCGCCTGCGCCGCAGCGTGATCGGCGTCGCGTGAGCACGGTCACCGAGCTCCGCGACGGGCTCGCCACCCGCTGCGCCACCATCTCGGGCCTCGCGTCCACGGGCACCGCGCCCGCGAACCTCGTGCCGCCCTACGCCCTCGTCCTCCCCGGCTCGCCGTTGGTCCAGTTCGACGAGTCGTTCTCCGACGACGGCATCGACCAGTACATGTTCACGGTGCGCGTCATCGTCGGCAAGGTGGACGAGCAGGGCGCGCAGCTCACGCTCGACGCCTACCTCTCCAAGACCGGAACGTCGTCTGTCCGCACCGCCATCCGTGGCGACCGGACGCTCGGCGGGAAGGCATCAGACCTGCGAGTGCAGTCAGTCAGTAACTACGGGGTCTTCGTCATCAACGAAGCCTCCTACCTCGGTGCGGAGTTCTCCGTCCAGGTGTTCGCCTAGCAACCAAGGAGCCACAATGGCAAAGCAGATCATCTCCAACCCGGTCATCGTGCTCGCTGGTGGCACGGTGTCCTCATCCGCACGTCAGGCCACGATCTCGGTCGAGGCTGACGACGTCGAGACCACCAACTTCGGCGGCTCCGGCTGGCGCGAGCGCATCGGTGGCCTCAAGGGCGGCACCGTCGACATCGAGTGGCTCCAGGACTACGCCGCGGGCGGCATCGACGCCACGGCCTACGCCCTCGTGGGCAGCACCGCGTCGATGGAGATCCGTCCCGCCGGCACCGCCGCGGCAGGCACGTCCTCCCCGGCGTACCAGTTCTCGGTCCTCGTGACCGGCTGGAACCCCATCGACTCGGCCGTCGGCGACCTCGCCACCGTGTCCGTCTCGTGGCCGATCACGGGCGCAGTCACGCGCGCCACTGCCTGACCCGCACCGCCTCCTGCGACGAAAGGCTCCTGCGATGCTCAAGCCGATCACCTTCACCATCGAGGCCGAGTCCGGCCCGCTCACCGTCACGGCGAGCGGGCTGGACTATGCCGCCTACGAGGACCGCTTCGATCGCTCGGCGAACTTCGGTGTCATGGAGTACCGCTACGTGGCGTGGGTCTTCATCTGCTGGCACGCGATGCACCGGCAGAAGCTCACCGAGCTGACCTATGAGGAGTTCCTCGACTCCACGCCGGAGGTCCACCGCGAGGTGAAGGTCGAGGAGCCGGTCCCTTTGGAACCGACTCCCACCACTGGGGGGTAGCAGTCCTCGCCCGACAGTGGGGATGCCTGCCCGACGAGGTCGAGCGGCAGACGCCGCGCTACCAGGACTACATGGGCCGCGTCCTTCGGTGGGAGGCGTCCGAGTACCGCCGCGCCCGAGAGGGGTAGCCCGTGTCGACGTACAAGATCGAAGTCACGGGCTTGCGGGACATCATCAACCGGCTCGGCGAGGTCGACAAGAAGGCCGTCAAGGTCATCCAGACCGAGATCAAGGACGTGTCCGAGCAGGTCGTCACGAACGCGCAGGGCCGCATCTCCGGCCTGCCGATGAGCAACTGGGGAACGTGGCGGCACAACGGCCGCGACCTCGGCTTCGACCTGCGCTCGGTCGTGACCGGCATCAAGGTCCAGGCCAACCGCTTCCGCAAGCGCGGCGTCAACCGTGGCTTCGGCTACGACGTCGTGCAGTCCAACGCCGGCGGCTCGGTCTTCGAGGTCATCGGCGACCACTCGCGCGTGAATCCTGACCACCACTCCGGCGACCAGTTCGTGTCCTACGTCGCTGACACCTACGGCATGGCACGACCGCGCACCCTCATGCCCGCCTACTACTCGGCGGTGACGCCCGAGGTGCAGGAGCGCATCAAGGACCGCATCACGACCGAGGCACGGAAGGCGGGGTTGGTCTAGTGGCTGGTAAGGGCGCGCGCGTACACATCTACGGCGACTGGGACGGCACCGGCGTCAAGAAGGCGCAGCAGGACCTCTCCATGTTCGGCAAGCAATCGGCGCAGTTCTCGGGTGCGTTCACCAAGGGGATGCTCGGCGCGGGTGCCGCCCTCGGCGGCGCGTTCGCCGTGACGAGCCTCATGGGCAACACGCTGGAGTTCCTCAAGGACTCGGCCGCCGCTGCCATCGAGGACGAGAAGTCGGTCGTCGCGCTGGCGAAGGCGATGGACAACCTCGGCCTCTCTGCGCAGTTGCCGATGGCCGAGCGTGGGATCGCGCAGCTCTCCAAGATGGCCGCGGTCGCCGACGATGATCTTCGTCCGGCTCTCCAGACCCTCGTCACCGCCACCGGCAGCGTCGAGAAGTCGCAGGCGCTCCTTCAGACCGCCCTCGACGCCAGCGCAGCCACCGGGAAGTCACTCGAAACCGTGGTGCTCGGCATCGCCAAGGCCAGCACGGGTCAGATCGGGGCCTTGCGCAAGCTCGGCATCCCGCTCGACGACAACATCGTCAAGTCCAAGGACTTCGGCGCGGCCATCGACGTGATGAACGCCAAGTTCGGCGGGCAGGCGGCAGCGGCGGCTCAGACCTATGCAGGCCAGATGAAATCCATCGGCATCGCTGCGGACGAGGCCAAGGAGGGCATCGGCGGCGAGCTGCTCGAGGCAATTTCCGAGG